GCAGCCGCATCCAACGCTTGTTGCTTGGTCTGGCCTAAAGATGATGCTGCATTATCCGCAAATTTTTCAATGTCTTTGGCTGTGTCACCAAATAAAACATTAACCTTTGAAATTGTTTCACTTAAATCGCTGGCAGCTTTGACAGCATCAACGCCAATTTTGATGGCCATTGCTCCAGCGGCAGCGGCCACAGCGGCAAATGCCAAAGCCGCCTTTTTGCTAAAATCGCCAACCTTAGTGCCAAATGAATCAACCTCGGTTGTTGCGCCTTTAACGCCTTTTTTTAATGAATCTAAATCAGCATCAAAGGTTACTGTGACTTTTGGAATTTTTGCCATTAATCGAGTCCGTTCGCTCTGATAAGTGTTTGAACCATTGCAATGTATTCCTTAGCGACAACCGGCGTGTAAAAATCAACCGCTGGTGTTATCCAATAACCGCTTGGATTTGCGGGAGCCTTAAATCTGTTTGTGTATTTGCGACCTGCTCTATCAATGCCGGGATGAGAGCCGTATTCTGATCCCCACAACAGCGTTCCAGCAGCAGCTTGTGATTGATTTGTGCGTTTGCCGCCTTTACCTGTTTTCCCGCCGTATTTGCGGCCAACCTTCTTTGTGCCACCAATATCAACACGGATAAGGCGGTCGCGTGGTGTGGTAATTGAGTCCATAACCAATTTTGCTTGTGGTGTTGGAGATACAAGGCCAAATTGCATAAGTTGTCCGGCAAGCCTTTTTGACATTGTTTGCGCTTCGGTTCGGACTTGATCTTGCACTTCTTTTGGCAATGCCGACAAAAGCCTAAATAGATTTTTTAATTCTAAAGGCTCAACAGTAAAGGAGAAAGTGCCGGTGTCTCTAGATGATTTAGTTGCCATTGCGCCTCCTCAAAATGTCATACACAGTTAAAACATCTTCCGCTGTTTGAAACTCTGATGGTGACAATCCCGTGGTGATGGCCAATTCCCAAATTATCCGGTTTATTGTTCCCGGCTCGTAACTTTTGGGTGTTCGGTTTCTCCCATGCTAATGTCAGTAACAGTTTCGCACCACACCTCAAATGGTTTGACAGTTTTACCGGCTGCCTCGCGCTTCATTGAGTGATACGCCAAAAACATTAAATCAGCAATTCCCAATTTCTCGGCTATTTGCTGGATTGTGTTTCCAGTTTTTTGTTCCCATTTCATGAATTCCGGTGGAAGCGCGGTGTAAGTCGCGCTGTCCCCCGTAACGAATTCAATTGTAATTGGTAGTTTCATGCTCCCGATTTCCTTTCTAGAGTGTAGGTGTTGTCACACAGGTAAATGCTAGTGAGACAGTCTGTGCATCTGGTGCTGTTCCACCGGCTGATGGGAATACAGGCTGCACATCAAAGTTGAAAACCGATCCTGTTGCAGCTGTGAAAACAACGCTCAATGGTGTATTTGGCGCGGTGTCTGCCGCTGTCCATAGCGCGTTGCATAGTGATCCACCAGCTGGCCAATCGGCAAGCATTTCGACAGCAAATGATCCTTGCGAATCAGTCGTAAAATACGCCTTGCCATCGAGTGTTTGATATGTATTGATTGTGGAATCAATAGTTAAGATTGCGGATGTGGCCTGTGCATCGTAGTTATCACCAGCAATGGTGAAAGTGATGTCTCTGCCGGTGACGATTGTTGTTGGCATGATTTCTCCTTAGTTGGTGTAATAGGTGCTGACTTGTAAATCGGCTATCAGGTATTTACCTGCACCGACTTCCAATGATTGTGGTTGATTTACATCGCCGACTTCATAGCCTGACGGCATTGTGCTGATGATGTCAATCATCAATTGTTCTAGATTGTCCAAAGCTGCTGCATTGTTCATATAAGCAACAACACCTGTGACAGTCAAATTAATTTTAACTTTTGTTGTTGCGCCATTAATTAAAACGCTTTCAAAATACGGCGTTCCCGGGATTAAAACAATGCTGGGACTTGTCATTGTCTCGGGAATGCCGTTATAAACATTGGCCGCAATTGTTGAAAGTGTTGTTTGCAATGGTGTTCTGATGTCAGCTTCAATTGTCATTGGCACATTGCCTCAACATCCAAAAATGGCCCGAGTAGCCCAACCACTCTATTTGTAAGGCTTCGGCCTAAAATAAATGGTTGCGGTTGGAATGTGTCTGACATGATTTGATTGCCGGGAGCTGTGATGCTCTGAAAAATCTCAACCGAAACAACCAAAATTGCGTTTTCAATGGGCGGTGTGCTTGCGTAAAGCTGTGCAGCTGATGATCCGCTCAATGTGGCCAATGCGCTTGGAATAAATGGCAATGGGTATGTTCGATCAGCTGCCGCTGTTGCAGCTGTAAAGGTAAATGGCTCAATACGATCATCGGTGACTGTGTAAGTGCCATTGTAGGTTCCGGCCCCGGTAACAATGACAGATTGCCCCGGCACGAAATAATTTGGCCGGATAGTTGTGAAATAAATGACGGCATTATCCACATTGGCAAATGTCACCGATGATTGGTATTGCGTAAGTAAAGGCAAAATCGTTTGCTCAGCGGAATCAATAAATGAATCAAGCTGTGCATCAGAATATAAAGAAACCGAGACACCAAGAATGGATCGTAGCTGTGAGGCTGTGACTATTGCTGGCATCTCGGTTCCTTTCGTGTCAGTAGCGTTCGGGAGCGACCGCTACCGATTTTGATTTTTTATTTATCAGGTCTGGTTCCAGCATGCGCCAAATGGAATCTTTGGAGCAATTGCTGCATAGCCATAGTAAAGAATATCAATGGTTCCATCGCTTTGAATTGCTGTGCGCAATGTGAAGCGTGGTGACTCATACCATGTCCAAGCATCTGGATTAACAACGACCATTGAGAAATCTCCGGTTGATGTTGTTGGGCCAGCGTTGCCAATAGATCGTGAAACAAAGAGGTTCAGACCCGGTGAAACTACACCGCGCAATGAATCGCCTCTCACATTTCCGGCTGCATTTGATGGTTGCGCTGCGTTGTATAGCGGTGCGCCATTGTCGTTGTAGCCCATGATGTTTGTCCATTGTCCAGGAGAAACAACGATGTTGCGAGCAAAGCCAAGTGATGATGAATAAACAGCACCAGCAGCTTGAGATGTGTAAGCCAAGAATCCTGTTGATGAGTTTGCATTCACACCAGTTTGCTGACCTGCACCAGCAATTGTGCCAACGGCAAATTCATCAGTTACTTTTGCGTAAGCGAACTCAAGATTAGCTAAGAGAGCCGTAAGGTACTCTGGCCGGCTGCGATCGATGAGCTCCACCGTACTGATGGCTCTACCTTTAAACGACTGAACAGGTACGCTCAAAAATGTTGCTGATAGTGATGATTCTGTAACAGCTGCATTTTCTGCAATGTTTGCAACAGTTGGAACAGCTGTGACTTTTGGAATTTCAAAGGTCATGCCTTCGCCAACAAGTGTTTCACGGCTTAGCGCATCAATCATTCCGCGATCAGCGTTAGCCAATGCGTTGATTACCTGTGTGCTTTGAGGTGTTGGCACCATTCCGGGTGCTGTGCTTGTTGTGTTATCTGCTGCCTTGACATATTGGCGTGAATCCTCATCATGAAGAATTGTTGCCTTTAGATAGTGCTCAAGGTATGTAACCTTTGACACAATTGGTGATCGTGGAGCTGTGTAATAGGCAGGTCGTGATGCCTGCACAGCCTCAGCTGGAGCCTCTACCGGTTCAGCGGCAGGAGCGGTGTTTTCGGTAGTGTTATCCACTTTGTCTCCTTCATTTGGGTTTGTTGTCTCTGTAACTGTTTCAGTTTCAGAATCTTCTGATGCTGCTACCTCTGAAACGCGTGCAGATCGCACGGCTGGTTCGGTAACAAGTGCCACGCCTTTGAGCTGGCCATTCAAAACTTTCATTGTGCCATCTTTTTGCATTTCATAATTATCAACAGCCAATTCAATGCTGAATCCATCGCGTAAGCCTTCCATTGCCTCTGTGAGTGCATCGGTGCCGGCTGTTGTGTTAGCAATTTTGAAAGTCGCTGTCATTTCTTTGTCATTAACACTCATGGCAATGCTCTTTCCAATTCTGCGTGTGTTGTCATGCTCAAGGTTTAAAAAAACATCTTGAGGCACAATTGATCCACGGGCAAAAGTGACTTTGCCTGTGCTTGCATTTGCTTGCTCATTGAATGCAACTATGCGGCCGGTGATTGTCCGAGAATCGGAATCAGCTGCCGTGATTTCCATCGGTGTTGTTAGCTTCATGAGATCATATCCTCCATTTGTCTAATTTCATCGGTAGTGATTGCTCCGATGTCGAACAAAATCTTGTAAATCTCTGCACGTTCTTTCTCTGAGCCGCGTAGGTATGCCTTCAAATCAAATTCAACGCGCTGTGTTGATGGCGTAAAATCTGGCATTGAGAGCCTGCTGCTAATGCTGTTCATCAGAGGTAATAGCGAGAAATCCAACAAGGTTTGACGCGCCGTGCTGGCGTTTGCATAGGTCATGGATGATCCAGTCGGCGCATCAATAAAGTAAGCCGGAATGCCAACGGCTCTGGCTAATTCTGTTGCAATGATTTCGCGTGCAGCATTGAGGCCAATTTGCTCTGGTGTAAATCCAACTGTTTCCATTGTGATGTCAGCATTAAGAAACGCTGTGCCACGATTTCTGCGAGCTGCGCCCCATGCATCAAGCAATTTTGCAATGCGGTCTGCTGGTAGTGCTGTGCCATTAGATTTCAAAACCATTGATGGCACGGGTTCGCGTGCATACATTGCTGCAGCTCTTTCAAGCTCCGCACCTGCACGAATTGTGCGACCCGCTCTATTCAATAAACCTTCATCATTGCCATAAAACACAACGAGTGATCCAAGGCCCGTGTATGGCACCTGCATTCCATCAACTGTGTAATACTCAATTTGCGTGCCTTTGTCGTTTAAGAAAACACCAACACGATTAGGAGCAACGCGCCACATCTCGCGCACTCTGCCGGTGTCGGCAAATTCCGACATTATTTGAAAGTAAGAAAATCCCGTGAACAATAAATCCTCGGCAGCCCAACACCAAGATGCAGCTCCGGGCACACGCTTATCTGGATCGTTAATCACAACGGGTTGATCAATGACCTGACCTGTCGTTTTGTCCCGTGTCAGCATTGGAATTGTGGCAATTGAATTGCAAATCATATTTCGTGCGCGTGCAATTGCTGGCACACTCATTGCTTCTTCACGGCTTGCGAGATAATCAGCTCCACCAAATGGATAAAACGCATCAAGTGTCGGAGCCGGGCCAATAGATGCAGCTATGTCAGCACCGCGCATAGGCGCGACAGCTTCAATGGTGCGTTTGCGGTCAAATAATCCCATGGGCGCATTTTCTCAAAATGTCAAGCATCAACCCACTAAAATATCTATATCCGTTTCCGGGCGTGTCGCGAAGTGCGTACAGAGAGCTGCTGCTACGGCTGCACAAACGGCGGTTTGTGACGCTCTCCTTCCAATAACCCATCCTCCGTCGCCTCTACGCAATTGCACAGCTGAAAGCATCTGCTCTGTCAGCGATGATTGATTGCGATGCTTTAAACGCCCGGAATTGATTGCACCCAGTAATTCATCACATGCTTGCGGGTAATCGGCATCCATGTCGTGGATTGGGATACCTGCTGGCTGCATTCTGGCCGCAACCGCCCCCGATGTGCGGCGGCTGTATAGCAAATACTCAATAGGATATTTTCGGCAATAACTAGCTGCATCGTTGGCAATTGCCCGATCATCTAGCTGTATGGTGTTTTCCCATGTGTGCAGCAGCTTTATCACAAAGCTCTCTGATCCAAGCTTTTGAGCCGCGACCAATGCGCAATGTTTTCTATCCGGTGAAATATCAATGGCCATCCATGTCAATTTATCTTCATCAAGGTCAATAGTTTCATCACCACAAGCTTGCCATTCTTTGGCACCAATAACGCTGGAGATAGTTTGAACCCAACGATTTAAAACCTCGGTTTGCACAACATCCGCAGGATCATTGAAAACCGCTCGGATATTGTCCGGGTGAATTGTTATGTTTAGGCCGGGATTTGCAAATGCAGCGTTTTCCAAACTAATTTCATCAGTCGGTGCCGACCATTCAAAATAACCCACATCATCAGCTGCACCACTAGCTGCCGCCAATCCGCGCTCGCGCAATTGATTGAGCACAATGCTGTGACTATCACCGGCCGTGGAAAAGCAATTGACCTGTGGATTTTTGGCAGCCATCAATGTGTATCGCATTGCGGCAAATGTCTCCATATCGTGCAACTCTCGAATTTCATCCATTTCCGGTTTTGATAAACCTCTAGCTGCTGAACCACCAGCTTTGATGATAAAACGCGATCCTTCTAGTGTTTCAATCTCCTCGGCTCCATGTTGCCACCTAATCCGCTTGACGCGCTTAGCCAAATCATCATGGCTTTCCACAATCTGCACAATTGCTCTAAATTGCTCCAGCGATGTCACCAGCCGGTGAGCTGTGGAGACTTGCAACGATTCTTGCCAATGGAAAAGACCCATCAAGATTCTGGCCATCATGTAAGTGCTCTTGCCATTTTGGCGTGCGACTGTGGCCACCGAGATTGGGTGATGAAACTATTGACCTTGATGAAGATAAATTGACATGGATGGCCATTGATATTTCACCGGATAGAAAACATTGCGCATTGGT